TTCTTTGATGTTCTTCCACATAGCGGCTGCGGCAATCTTCTCACCTTTCTCACCACCGCCAGCTTTCTTGGCTAGTTTAGCAAAACCTTTACCTGGCTTACCAATGTCTTTACCTGCCTTGGCATCTTTAACAGTAGCAGACTTCTTAGCCTTGCTTAGTCCTGCGCTTGGCTTTGCTGATTCTTTCATAGCTTGGCACTTGTCACATTCGCAACCTGCGCCACACTCTTTCAACTTACCAGCTTTCTTAGCGGCAGCGATTCTGCTACCCAAGTATTCATCTTTGCCTGATTCAATTTTGCCATCACCGTCGTAGTCTTTCTTAGCTTTCTTAGCTTCGTAAACACCTTGACCAACTGACTCTTCTTTCTTACCAAACTTCTCACCGTTCTTCATGCCCCATGTGTTGCCACTGTGCTTAGGTAGTTTGATATCATTACCACGTTCTGCTTTCTTTGTTTCGGCATCTTTAGCCTTAGCATGGCTCTTAATGCCCTTGCCTGACTTTTGTTCAGCTTCACCGTCGTCGGCGTAGCTAGTATTCTTATGAACGACACCTGTAGCAGTCTTTGTCAATTCGCCTGTGCGAGTCTTCTTAGTGTCACCGGTCTTCATTTCTTTTGGACCAGTATCGCCAAAGCCTTCTTCCATTTCTTCGTCATCTGGAATACCATTGTTGTTAGCATCTAGACGCTTGTGTGCAGCGTGTGTAGCTTTGGTCAAACGCTTGTATTTTTCAACTTTGCCCTTAACGTGTGCTGGAACTGGCTTAGGCTCTTCGTAAACCATGCCGGTACCGCCACATTCTGTACATGGACGCTCGCCACCACTTAGGATACCTTCTTCAACTTTATCCTTCATCTTTTCAGCTTGAGCTTTCTTAAGATCTTTCATCTTAGATTTAGCTTCCATTAAACGGCTCTTAAGAACAGCTTTTTGACTTTCACTTAATACATCGCTGTTGTCCAATGCTTTACCGTACTCGCTGAATTTCATTTCATATTCTAAGTAGTGATAAACTGACGCAATGTAGTCAGCGGCTTTAGTAATCTTAGCTTGTACCCAGCCTTCTAATTGATCTTCGTCTTGGATCTGTTGGAACAACTTGTGTGAATAGTTGGCTAGTTTGTATAGATCAGCTTTGGCCATTGCGCCTTCACGATCTGTTTCACCGCTTGGTAATTCAGCACCTGGTGCTGATCCTGGTGCGTCTAGTCCTGGTTTTAGGGTGTCCATTCCTGGATCCATTGCTGTTAAATCTGCTGGCATGAGTATACTCCGTTATCTTTATATATTTATCTTTTGATTATAGCCGACTGCCCTTCCATTGGGCCGCCAAAAAGGCTTACACTATTCTGGCTTAGTGCGTCTACACTTTTAACTTTTTTCTTGCTTTTAGCTACTGTAGGGTTGGCTACAGTGGCAATATTAGCACTACTTGTGGCACCTGCACTAGCTGATTCTGGTATTGATTTGTGTATAGTAGCATACTTGCCAGTACCTTGTAATTTCCTAGCAACATTTTGTGCGTGTCTTTTTGAACCAAATGTTTTCCATTTTTTACCATCGATATGTACATCGTGGGGTTCATCTGGCTGCGGCTCTGGCTTATGGTGTCTAGCCATATACTGACGATGTGCTTGAACTTCATCTTCGTCACCGTTAACATATTCGTCATTTGCTCCACCATCTAATTGGTATGCTAATGAATTTTTACGGCCAAATCCGCTTACGCTAGAATCATAATCACGTTGATATGCATCACGTCTATTCCAACCTTCGCCTAGTAAATCATTGATTTTCATTTTGTTCTTCCTCTAAATCCTCTGTGGCCCATGCCAACGGCTCGTTCGCCATTCATGAACTTGGGTAAACTAAACCACAACTTAAACCAATCTTCTGTTCCTGGTTGTATGTTTTGCTCACGTTCTATAATTTTCTTCTCTGTTCCAGTTACGCTAATATTACTTCCGCCGTATGGTTGCAGGCCTTTAAATTCATTAATACCTGCCAGCTTGCGTAATCTTGCTAACTCGTCCATTATATACCATACTTATTAGGTTTACGTTTAGCCACTGGGCTAACTTTGTTATTTTGTAAAGGTTCTTCACTACCGTGTGTACTAAGTTTTGTTCCTTTAAGACCTTGATGTTTAATATGTCCATTAATTACTTCGTGTTCTTGTTCGCTAAATGGCATAATCAGCCCAGTTTGACCTAAAGCATCTACTCCAGGTATATTGCGATCACCGCCGGCAATAGCCATACCTAATCTGTATAAATCGTACGGGTTTTCGTTAGGTACACCAATTGCTCCACGCATTACTAATTCTTGTTCAGGGTGTAGTTTATTTCTTTCGCTACCGTATTCGCTTGGACCTTGTGTGCGATGATGTGTATTATGAGGCTCTAACGGATCGTTAGGAACTCCATGTTTGCCAGAGGTAAAACTCTTAGGCTTGTATATTATAGCCTTACCGTTTTGCTCTGCTATGAATTCTTTGGCTCTCATTTTAAACTTGCCCTTAGCATCCAGCTGTGTTTTTTATGTGCGTCTTGACGATCTGCCAAGAAATTACTTAGCCCATGATCGCCAGATTGTTCAGCCATCTCGAAAGTTATGCGAAATATGTTGGCCATACGATCGCTATCTTCTAACAATTCTCTTAGCATACCTTGAAAATCTGGTACACTATTTTCATCTTGTACTTGTGTAAGCATACTAAACTTTGCTAAACTTGCTGGAGTATAAACATCTAGAGCACGTAATTGTTCAGCAAATGTATCAATGCTACCATAAACTTCTGTATAAATGCGTTCAAACAACTCGTGTAACTGTCCAAATAATGGACCTTCAACGTTCCAATGGAAATTTTGTGCCTTAATAGCAAAGGCATATTCACTAGCAAATGCTGTCTTTAGTGCTAAATGATATTTTTCGTTCATATTAAATTCCGTACTTGTTTCGTTTAGGTTTATTAGTTGGGCTTAACTTGTTAGTATCCTTTGGTTCTTCGCTTTTACCACGCTTGCTCAATTCTTTACCATCGGTCGGGATAGTAGCCATAGCTTGCAACATCATCATTCTTTCCATATCTGTAAATGGAAACGCTACGTTATATTTTTCAACCCAACTCTGATGCGGCATATCCACAGGTTTCTTACTGCGTCCGTCTGCCATAGCTGTGGCCATCATAATACGATTTAAATGGTATGTGCGATCGTATCCGCCTACGTCCCTGAATATATCAGTACCGCCTTGATGTGCGTCAACAAACCCGCCGGGCATATCACTTTCACCAGGTTTATCTTCTGCTATAAATTCTCTTGCTCGCATTTCTCTTATGATCCTATTAGCATATTTAACCGAATTCTCATATGCGTGTCTTGTATGTACAGCTTGTACATTCTTGTCATCGCCTGGTTCTTTATGCTTTGGCGGCTCTTTGGCTTTTTCTTTTTCAAAATACTTACGCATTTCTTCTGCGCTAGCCGCTTTCTTTTTAACGTCTTTTTTAGTCTTTGACAGCAGGTCCATCATGCCCTCGCCTGCTACCTTTTCTTTCTTGTGCTTCTTTTCAACTTTTCCAAAATTAGGATCGCTCATGCGTGTATGTGCTTTATTCATTAGATCACGTACTTCGTCGTCACTAAGTTCAGGACTCATACTATCACGCCATGCTTGGAACTTTTGTTCATCGCTAGCATTAGGATCCTGTAAAACTGCTCGCATAGGAGTGGCACGTGGCCCTTCTAGATCTTTGCTTGGATCGTTAGTTTCCTGGCGGCTAATAACATTTAAAGAATTAAAGTTATATGGAATATTACCAGATTTGTCTGGAGTTCCATTGTAGTTTTTAACGTAACTTAACGCCTTAACTTGATCAGCACCAACAACAACAGTTACATCACTGTAACCATGCTCGTTTAATTTTTGTAATACACGGGTCAAATCAGGCATTTCGTCAGTTGCTGTGTGGAAAATATGGCCGTGTTTTGGAAATACTTTTTTGTAGATATGTAATTTTTCTTCTGGGGTAATAGGATCGTCTTTACCTACTGTACGGCTAACAACAAAGTACGGATCAGCGCCTGCTTCTTTTGCCTGTGTGATAACACTACTGGCTAGATACATATGGCCTTGGTGACCCATTCCGCGTCCCCAGCCGATAACTGCGGATTTGCCTTCTCCGGTGCGTTGTAGATTTTCAAAGATCTGTCTTAATTTCATCTGCCTTTCTCCGGAGCCCAGTTAGCTTGATCAATCGTTTTAACAAACTGGCCAGGCAAATCATTTTTAAATTGTGCTCCTGGGTGTGCTTGTACATAACCTTCTGGTTTTGTTTGACGTATACCGCCGTGTGTACCTTTACTTAGTCCATTGATTAGGTTCATTTTTTCAATAGTTAACATTTCTACTGCTGTTAATACGTGTTGTAGTCCGGGATGTGTTAATACTTTTTGTGCTTGTCCTGGACTTAGATTGTTTTTAACCCAATCAGCAAAATGCGATTTAACTCCTGCTATACGTAAATTCTGATTAAAGAATTTGTAAAGTACATCGCCAGGTTTACTTAGTCCAGGTTGTCCTGCTAGGAAACCGTCAATATTAGCGGCATGATGTTTGATATATGCGGCCGCATGGTCTAATCCACGCTCGTCTACACCTGGTGCTTGTTCAACATAAGTTGTACCCTGTACAATAACATCCGGTGTGCTTAATTGTTCTGCGTTAGGAAAACGACCTTCTGCTCCGCCAATTTGATCATAGTACCCAGTTGCGGCAACCATAACTTTTGCTTTGGCAATACGCTGTCCTAATTCACTTTTAGCTGGAATATGAAAGCTAGTAATGTTTGGAGTAAAATCATACTCGCCTGTTTGTTTGTTTAGAACCGCAGGTTGTATTGGACTGAATAGTATTCCGCCTTCGATAAATCCTACATCAGGACTAATCTTTTCAAAGTAAGGCCACAAGCCAGCTAGCCCTTGAGCAAATGCTTGACGTTGCGGTGTTGGGTTACCGTCGCCGGTATTGAGAACAAAGTTCTTAATGTCTTCGGCACTGTTCATCATGGTATTAGCACCTGACTTAGTTTGTTGTGCTCCACGCTTTAGATATTCCCAAGCGTTCTTTGGTATTAAATGAAAAGCACCTTGTTCGTCACGACCCCAATATACTACGGGACTCCCGTCCCATTTTAATTCAATACCGCCACCTTCACCGCCCATGTGCTTTAGTCTTTCAACAGCGTGTAATCCGCCATTGCTACCATTAGTAAACACTAGATCTTCAATGTGTTGATATTTACGGCCAACGGTTGGAGCAGCCGCTTCTGAAACTTTTTGCCAGCTACTTCCACTCGATGCTTGTTGGAATATTTCATTACGTCTTGCTTCGTCTGGAATTGCGGCCAGTATGCTTTCAACACTGCCTAGGTCGGCAGCGGTAGCATGTTTACCTAACAAGTACTTTGCGATAACATCTAAGTCATCACTTAGCATATGAGCCTTCTTACCATTTTCGTCACGAGCGTAAAGTGCTTCGTCTGGCGACCATAGCATACCTTGACTACTTGCTAATGCGTTCATCATCATTTGCTTGTGAACACCTTTGTAAGGACTACCAGCTGGAATATTGTGAACATGGAACTTGTGTACCTTTTCAGCATTGTATACAGCCTTAATATCTACTTGGAAGAATTGCCCTTTAAACGGCAAACGAATATGTACAGTTACACCTGTACGTTTAGTCATCAAACCTTGACCTTGCATGTATTTTTCTAATTGAATACGTGCTTCTTTAGGATCTTGAATTTTAAAATGATTCATTAGTAATGTCATGTCAGTCATGACATCCAAGTCTCCACTCATTTTGCCAGGAGTAGGAGTTGCCGCACTACCAATAAGATGTACTTTAGCTTTGACACCACGCAAGTAATGATCCGTTGCTTTTGCCAACTCTCCGGCAATAGCTTGATCAAAGTGACTGGTATCCGGCCAAATGTTGCCGCCCTCTAATAATACGGGACGTTTTGGCGGTACAAATAATTCTCGTAGTAACATTATTAGTCCTTGTACTTACCGTCTTTGATATGTTCCAGGACTTCTTCGTGTATTTTACTACAAATTTCTTTACATACTTTGCTGTCTAATTCGTCTGGTAATTCACGGATAGGGAATTTTTTAGTGTAGAGTCTGTAACTTTCTTTTACAGCAGGTTCAAAAATACCGTGTTTTGTAGGGTGTTTGGCACTGACACGATCTAAACATTTAGCAATAGCTGGATATGTGTGGCGACGATACACTTCGTCGTCTTCGTTCATGAAGTGAATTAGATCTTCTGCTAGATCGTAGTTGATTTTACGACCATCTTCTTCATGCTCGATAAAATCCAATTCGTTGAATTTTTTACCCTCTAATAGTTCACGTATACGCATTTTTAAGCCCGTTTTTATAAATCAGCAGAAAACTCTGCGGTTAGAGTATTTATCGCTTTTGGCGGGCTTTAGTTTTTAACTATGCGCTCTACTTTTGCTATGCTACCGCCCAAGTGCATCTTTGCCATGAGCAGATTGTTATCACCGGTAATATAGAAGTGTGTACCGCCCCAACTGCGTGGGCGGGTAAGAGCTGTAATACAACTCTTAGTCAGTTTGCATTTTTTGTTGTTATTAGCCCAAGAGATAAATGCTGTACATTCCTGGTTTGTTTTTCCTAGAGTAACTCGATAATCAAAGTCCATCTTTGGCATAATGATTGTATCGTTTTTTAGAGAAGTATTGGCAGGAGGCTTACAGATATACTTTATACGATCGTTGTCTAGATTTACTAGGCTATCGATGTCAGTTAGTTTATTTGTATAAATGCTGACCCACGGACTTTCTATTCTGACATCTATGTCGGACATTGAGTTTAGGGTACTAGTCAACTTAAAAGCATAGTCTATATCATCTTGTGATTTAAAATGCTGTGAACTTCTACCTTTGTGTGTCAAATCTATATCTGACAGTTTCTCTAAAACTTCTTCATAATTGTTATACCGAAACATGTGTGCGCCAGCACATACCAGCACTACTTTGTACTGATATGTGCCTTTGAACAATCGTGTTGTTGTTTTAAATAGCATCGATCGGACTATCCACAATGTTATCTGCTGGATCAACAGTTAGCAAAGGAACTTTAACTTCTTTTGGAGTAGCAATAATCATTAGCTGATCACCGTCAACTGTAATGCTAGCACCGCCGCCATTCTTCAAAGCACCAAACAACATCATCTTAGCAAGATTACGTTTGATTTCTTTGTCGATAACACGTTGTAGTGGACGAGCACCCATCTTAGGATCAAAGCCCTTGGCAATCAACCACTCAGTTGCTTCTTTGTTAATCTTAACCTTAACACCCTTATCTTTAACTTGGGCTTTAAGTTCGTCGATAAACTTGTTAACAACTTTAACCATAGACTCTTTGCCCAGCTTGTTAAAGGTCATAATACCGTCTAAGCGATTACGGAATTCAGGAGTAAAGAACTTCTTCAAATCCTTATCGCTGTAATCTTTTTCCTGTGTACCAAAGCCGATAACGTTCTTCTCAGCGTCTTGTGCGCCAGCGTTAGTAGTAAGAATCAGAATCAAGTTACGGCAATCTGCTTTCTTACCATTGCTACCTGTAACAAATCCATTATCCATCATTTGTAACAATACTGTTGTTACATCTGGATGTGACTTTTCAACTTCGTCAAACAATAGAACAGCATTTGGATTTTCTTGAATCTGTGTAATCAGCAATCCGGCGTTCTCTTCGAACCCAACATAACCCGGAGGGCTACCAATTAGCTTAGAGATGCTATGCTTCTCTTGGTACTCTGACATGTCAAAGCGTAGTAGCTTGACACCCAAGTGCTTGGCCAGCGACTTGGCTGTTTCGGTCTTACCGCAACCAGTTGGCCCCATAAACACAAATGATCCAATAGGCTTATTTTCACTCTTAAGTCCTGCTTGAGCAACAATGATCTTGTCCACAACTTCTGTAAGAGCAAGATCTTGTCCATATACATCTGCTTGAAGATTATCTTGTAAGCTGGCAATGTTATTGCTTTCAGTTTCCATAATCTTTTCTTCAGGCATTTGTACCATCTTGGCAAGTTCATATTGAATTTCGCGTTCACCGATAACACGGTCTTCGGCAAGTTTCAAGTTAAAACGTGAGCAAGCCAAGTCAATCAAATCAATTGCCTTGTCTGGCAATTTCTTATCCGTCTGGTACTTAACCGACAACTTAATAGCAGAGTCGATAGCATCATCGCGGATTTTAACATTGTGGAATCCTTCGTAGTATTTCTTAATACCTTTAAGGATCTGCTTGGTAATTTCCATAGTCGGTTCGTCAACAGTGATACGTTGGAACCTGCGCATTAAAGCACGGTCTTTTTCAAAGTGCTTACGATACTCTTCCCATGTAGTGGATGCGATAACTTTAATGTTGCCTTTGCTTAGAGCAGGCTTCATCATGTTGGCAAGATCGTTGGCACTGTTACTTGCTGAACCAGCACCGCTAATCATATGTGCTTCGTCAATAAACAAGACAGTTTTGCCTTTCTTGCTTAGACCTTTTAGAACCATCTTAAAACGTTCTTCAAAGTCACCGCGGTATTTGCTACCAGCAAGCATAGCACTAATGTCTAGGCTATACACTTTGTAATCTTTTAGGAAATCAGGAACAGCACCCTTGACAATATTAAACGCAAGACCTTCTGCTATGGCAGTTTTTCCTACGCCAGGATCTCCTACAAGAATTACGTTGTTCTTGCTACGACGGCCCAATGCTAGAGCAATATTTTCTAGCTCGTCAATACGACCGATAACTGGATCGATTTTGTTTTTACTAACTTCATCATTAAGGTTAGATGTAAACTGTTTAAGTGCCTTGTCGCCATGATTATCTGGCGGGCCCTCTTCTTCATCTGGCTCTGAACTATTGTTCAAGTAGTCGTTAAACTTGTCTTTATCAATGCCAGCTTTTAGAATATAATATACTGCCCAGCTACGCTTCTCGCCAATCATAGCAAGGAACACGTCTGTTGGTTCGATACGTTGACGACCGTTGAATAAGACTTGCGTGAACGCACGATTAAGTACACGTTCAACTGCCTGTGTCTTTTTAGGTTTAACTACTACGTCTTGTACAGTGATTTCAGCACATTTATGTTGTAGATAATCTGCTAATTCTTGTCTTAAGGCATCAGGGTCTTTACCAAACCCTTGAATAGTATTGCTAAACGACTCTTCGTTTAACATGGCAAACAGCAAGTGCTCGATTGTCAAATACTCGTGGTGTAGTTTTTTGGCAGTGTCTATTGCTTTTTCAAAAACTGCTTGTAAGTGGTCACTTGGTTCAACCATTATTTCTTCCTCTTCTTTTGTGATTTCTTTAATGCCATTGCTAATTTAAGTGGACTTAGATCATCTGTAAAGCATACACCGTTCAAGTGATCTAATTCATGCTGGAAGCACCTAGCATCAATGCCTTCAAGTTCTATTATACGCTCTTCTCCGCCGCTGTCAAGATACACGGCAGATATTTTACTCCAACGAGGAACATTTAGGAATAAATCTGGAAAGCTCAAACAGCCTTCTTCGCTGTTAATAGAATCTTTTGAATAGGATACAATTATTGGATTGAAGGCACCAAATTCTCTACCGTCTTGTGTACGCATAACAAACACACGACTGAGTAGACCAACTTGATTAGCCGCCAACCCAATGCCATTACTGGCTTTCATTAGCGCCATCATTTCTTGTTCAACGATAGGAGCATTACTTTGGGTTTCAAAATCCCAAGGTTCAGCTTTTTGTTTAAGTACGGGATTAGGATGTTTGACCAATTGCATCATTGAGCTTTCGTAGTTCTGCCACTAATAACGGATTTGTAACTGCTGGAGTTTTAATATTTACTACAGAAATAAATCTGCCTTTCATACCAGTATTTACATTCGGAAATCCGCCACCGTTGCTGGCAAATTCAACTCCCGATTCTACGCCTGCCCTCACTTCTAGATCAATAGTTGATCCGGTGATAGTTTTGATAGTTTTTCTACAACCAATCATTGCTTCGATAGGAGTAATGTTTACAGTTGTATATAAGTCGTCGCCGTTGCGACTAAACTTTTGATCAGGTAAAACAATGATAGTAACATTCAAATTGCCACGTGGAGCATTAGGAAAACTGTCATCTCCTAGTCCTTGATAGCGTATGGTTTCACCATGACTAATGCCAGGCGGTACATTGATAACTACATTTTGGCTTCTGCCACTTGGTAATCTGTAGTTAGCTTCTAATTGTTTTCCGTTAAAACTGTCCAACAATGTAATTTGACATTGGATATTTAAATCCTTATTCCTGCGTAGACCAGGATGTCCGCCACGCATCTGAGCAAAGATATCGGCAAACGGTCCTTGTCCGCCAAACGGATCAAAGCCACCGCCAAATGGATTGCCTGTGTTAAAATGGAATTGTTGATTGCCGCCGTACATACGTTGCTGATCGTACTCGGCACGTTTTTGCGGATCGCTTAGAATATCATTAGCCACGCTAATGTCTTTAAATTTGGCTTGATCTCCACCCTTGTCTGGGTGGTGTTTATTAGCCAAGCTTCGGTATGCTTTTTTAATTTCATCTGGGCTAGCTGTTTCGCTAACACCTAGTGTTTGGTAATAATCAGTCATAGTCGTAAAAAAGGCTCCA